AGTAGTTCATTCATCATGTGCCAGTTCCTTTCCGTGTTTTACCTTTCTATTATAACTCCCTTTTCCCTTTTTCGCAAGAACTATTTTATGTTTTAATGCTCGTAGCCATCTCCAATTTGGATCGCGTTGTTTTTTCATTCTTCATTTCCTCAATCTGATTTACCAACCACACTACTTGAGCCATTAAAAAACCTACTTGAAAGTCTGCGTCTTGACATGGTAACGCATCCAGTTCTGCCTGTAGTTCTTCCAAGGTCAATGTAATATCCTATTGTCCTTTGTATTTTTAATGCTCTCTATTGCCATATTAAACATACCGATTGTGCTTTCTTTACCAATGGTTTCCACATATAATTTAAGACATGTACTTAACAACGATCCTGATACCATTAGTATGTCTGCCTTACTCTCATCAGGTGGTGAAGTTTCTCTGATAAGATCCCACAATTTATGTTGAAATTCTAGTAGCTCTTCATCATCGGTCATGGTTTCCTCCTCAACATATCCAAAAGTTTTTCATACTTCATGAGTTTTGCCTTTAATTTTTTAATTCTAATGTGACTATTTTGCAACTGTTCTTGCAGTTCCCTCACATTTCTTTTCAAAATTTCTGTCTCGCTCATAGCTTGGTCATCTCCTCTTTCAATTCCTCTAACTGAGCTATACTTTCCTCGCATAAGTAACGTATAGTTTTTACTTTATCTATACATGTATTTACTTTACCCTTTAGTTCTGGAATTTTTCCCATGATATACGCATCATCAATGGGCATATGTATTTTCTTCAGAGAATTTTTCATGCTACCCTCTCAATCTTAATGGCGTTGGGATAATCTTCCAGCAACGCGGCGGTATCTTCATACATTTCTGCTGCCTCAGATACCAGTGTTCTCCCTATCCCTGCACAGGCACAGCACTCATGTTCTATGCTACAGGATAGATCAGAGGACATGACAATAGAGCCAGCACCATCACAGTTCGGACAAGTTATAGTTACTTCATACATTTACTTCTCCTTCTTTGTTGCCTTGATTAATTCCAATGCTAGTTCCGCATCCAAACCGTTGTCCATAACAGCTTGTATTTGTTTAAATTCATTAAGAATTTGATGCGTTAGTGGAAGCAGATCTTCATTATCTATATTTTTATTATCGTTTTTCATTCTACTACCCTCACTTCTGTTACTGTTAGTTCTACCCTGTCAGGATACTCCATGTCCTCTGGGTCATCAGGGTTTATACTTACCTGATCCACGCCTAATGTGTCCAGCAAATCTTCCCAGACCATAGTGACATGTGCTTTTTCAAACATATACTTCTCTAAAATTATTTGTCTCATCATTCATATACCCCTAAAGTTCCAGCGTCAATCCACTGTGTGTGTAGTCCGTGCTTGTCCAAGACATCCACAATCTTTTGATGCACACCAAACAAACCGAAGTTCCACGACCAGTAGTCTGCCCAGATTGCGTGTCCCTCCTCCGCATCAATCACAAAGTTAGTGTGTGTCCAATCCCTTTCGTAGACAGGTACACCCATCTTTTTTAACTGATTGAATGCTGTTCTAAAGTTACGTTTCATTTCTATATCTCCTTCTCTTCTACCTCTTTGCTTGCCAGCACCATTGCTTCAAGCTCTGCCTGAGCTACATCTTTGAACTTCTTTAGTTGTTCTCGTAGATGTTTTTCATAGGCCACAGTGTAGTCATCTTCCATCTGTGCCTGTGCTTTCCAATGTATACTCATCGTTTATTTCTTTCATGTTGTACTAACTTGTCATTAAGTTTAGTTATAATTTTATCATCACTGAACAATGATATTTCTTCAGTAATAACTACATCACTCCAACTTGGTTTACTACTAATCTTTATGCATGTACTCATGCCAAGTCCTTCTGATAACTGTCTTGAAGTAACGCTTACTGTTTTTACATTATGTATTGTACTATCCATCTTTTTCTTCCTTTCGATTTATAATTATACCATACTCTTATTGTTCTACTATGTCAAGTCTTTTTATTTTTATTTTTCTACTCAAATTTTGGGAGCCAGTTTAATGACTTAGCTCAGGTCAATGTCGTTTCAGTTTGGGGAGTATGAATTATCTGGACTACACCAGAACCTCATACAAGCACCGTATCGTTATCGTAAGGTACTCTTTTCCTTAGTCCTGCCTGTCAAGGATCACGACTAATTTCCTGTCAAGGAAACTTGATTAATTATTTACATGCTTTACTCCACTATGTCAAGTCTTTCTTTTAATTCTTTTTCTGCTAGTCCCAATGCCATGATCTCCGCGTCCATACCATCGCCATGTATTTTC